GACAGGTGAGCTTAAGACCCCTGAATACCTGAAAGGTAACAAGCGAGGCGACGCCTTAAATCTGTATGTTCTTCGTACAGATGGTGTGCCTAGCGTAAACCTCGGGTTGCATTCGGGTCGGTACCCTCAACGTGACGGATACAAGCACGTCTTTGAAACTATGGAAACTATGTTTCCTAGTAGTTGCACAGACATCACTGTGTTCGGTCAAGGTGAGCGTATTGCCATCACCCAACAGATCGGAGATCCGATTGAAGTTATGGAAGGTGACGATATTCTACCTGTAATAATCACTAGCTCGTCCTTAAATGGGCAAGCTAAGACAACGATCAACGCTGTAGGTGAACGGGTTAGTTGCCTGAACATGCTGGATCTGTCCAAAGGACTGATTCAAGTTAAGTCAACTAAGAATCACGACGACCTACTGACCTTACGGTCAGCGTTGCTAGAGGCAAGCAAGGTCAATAGTGACAGTCTTGTCACCTTTGCACGCCAGTTGTCTAGCTCAACGCTTAGTGATACTGCGTTCTATCGGATGCTTAACGCTGTTCTGCCAGAGGCAGAAGAGGATTCGGCAACCAAAACCAAGAACGCTATAGAAGCGAAACGTGCTGCGATCCTGAACGCTTGGTCACAAGAAACTAATGGTGACTGGGGTAATGGATGGCTCGCATACAACGCATTCCAGGGTGCTGAACAGCACCGAATCAACCAAGGCTTTAAGTCTACGACTGCTGCGAAGCAGAACGGATTTGAGAAAGTCTTGGACCGTAAGACACCTATAGCAGACGCTGCGGAACAATACCTCCGTGAGCAACTGCTGGTCGGTGCGTGAGGATAGGCTAGGTCTGGGGGTCGGGTGATACCTAACGGTATACCTCCCTCCTGACCCCCCTCCCCCTTCTTGGTGTATTACACCCCCTCACGAAGTGAGGGTGTAATACACCTAGTAACAAACAAACCCACAAACCATTGGAGGTTATTTATGTGGACATTTACAGAGGACGGTTTCTTTTCAACCGTTGAAGATTACGTAGCAGGCAACGAAGGTGGCCTACTTGTACGTGGTCGTGACGTGAAATCTCTTGAGAGGTTCTGCGTCAAAACAAAGACTCCATTAGATTGGATTCAAACAACTCCTGAGCGTGATTACCCTTTCAGGGTAAGTGTGCCTCGGGAAGTGTGGGCCGAGTACGTTCAAAGTACGGCTCGTGACATTGACTACAACGACTTTAAGTCGCATTGCAAAGCGCTTGCTAGTTACGCTGGCTCTGAAGCTGGGTTGACTAGTCAACAGCTTATGGCGATGGGCATGGTCTGGGCAGTCATGTATGGCGAATGGGCTGAACGTCCATGAACCTTGAGTGCAAGAAGTGTGGCAGGCCAACACGTTTGGAATCCGAAATGTTTGGATTTATACGTCCGAAGAACGGAGTTCCAGACTGGCCTGTACACATCTGGAATCAGTCGGTTACCTGTGACAGTCCCCCACCCAAGGTGGAGGCGTCATAGTGAACGTCTGGTTGGTCATATGGCGAATCTTAGATTTCACTTCGATTAGCCATGAGATCCCTGAACCTGTTGCACCAATCGTATGCGAATACTTTGCAGACGATTGTGTGAGGGCGCTGGGGATTGCGTGGTGCGAGTCACTACACAATCCCCGTGCCTACAACGGGGTGGATCATGGATTGTTTCAAATAAACGAAAACTATTGGGGCCATGTGTTTGAAAGGCACTGGCATAAACGCTACGAGGTTGAACAATCAACTAGGTTTGCGTTCCACATTGTGGAGAATACAAAAGCTAAATGGAATTTATGGACTTGTGGGAGGTACAAGTGACTGAAAGATCAAAGAGATACAGAAAACAAAAGTGTTGGGCGATCATGCCTGACGGCTCGCAATGCACAGGGACACGTAGGTCTAGTAAACCTTGGACAGGTCCAGGTTCACGCGACGGCAAAATTGCGTTGTGTAATGGGCATAACACTCACTTCGTTAAATATGGTGAGCCACGTACAAACATTCCGTTGAAGGCTCAAATGCCTATGACGTTTGAAGAACGTGTCGAACATTACATGAATCCTGTTCATGGGTACATCAAGATCACTCCTTACAGATGTTTCGAGTGGCAACGAACCAAGCTTCGTGCAGGCTACGGACTAGTTAATTCTAAAGTCGTAGCTGAGAAGTGCGGAACAAAGAACAACGTACAAACACATCGAATGATGTGGATCTATAAGAATGGACCCATCCCTGATGGGATGCAGGTCCATCACAACTGTTACAACACTTCTTGTTGTAACCCTGACCATCTAGTCCTTGCGACTGGAATGGAAAACAACAGTGATGCTGGCATGGTCAGGCATCTCAGGAAACGGTGTGCCATGCTGATGGTGGAATTACGTGACCTGAAAAAGCTAGTTAAAAAATTGGAGCGAGAACTTGCCAAAGAAAAAAAGAGAAATCAGCAAGGAAGAGAGGGAGGCGTGGCAGAAAAAGGCAATGCGGCGTAATAACCCTGTCATCTTTGAAGATGACTGTTTCACTAAACAAGAAATAGAAAGAACTCGTGGCTAGATACAGCAACCTGAGATACATCCAGTGGGAGCCATCTGACTTCACCAAGCACGGGTACATAGCTACCTATGCGCTTGGTGGATGCAGGTGCTCCCTGTGCTGTGAAAGGTGGCACGACTGGGACAAACCTTGGAAGGAAGTGAACCGAACACCTGCGTCGTAATGAAATTGTAATGTGGAATAAAAACAGATGTCCGCTATACTAAGTAATTACTTAGTCTCCCCCAACCTCTGGTAGGTGGTTGGGGGGTACTTAGTAAGACTCAGTGTCCTACCCCACTGAGAGAATGACAACATGAACGAATACCCCTTACACAAAGACAGCGAAGGTCGCTGGGTGCATACATGGGTGAGACAGTCAACAGTCAAGACTGCTGACATGTGTTTAGAAAGATTCCGAAACACTATCTTCAACCTTGTAAGCGAAGAAACAAAAGACGCGGCAACATTAGGCACGGCGTGTCACGCAGTAGCCGAGGACGCTCTCAACACCCGTAAGACAGGCGGAGAGATGTCGCAGCAAGACATGGTGGACTCCTTCGAGATGTACTGGGAGGAAGCCCTACCGACGATTCAGGTGTGGAACAAGTACTCAGGTGAAAGCGCATACGCAGAAGGGCTACGCAAGATCGAGAACTGGCGCACGGAAGTGCTGCCATTACTGAAACCAGTAGAGGTCGAAGAATATTTCAATCTACTTTTCCATGAAGATGACAATAGGGTTGTCAGGTTTTCTGGCACCATCGATTTAGTTGAAGAGGACAGGCTTTGGGACTGGAAGTTCCCAAGCCGTGACTACAGCAGAGACAGATGGCAGTACGAACGGTGGGATGTTCAGTCAATGGCCTACTGCTGGGCAAAAGGTATTTCAAATTTCTCTTATGCGATCATGCACCCGAAGGGTGTCGGTCGCATGGATATAGTTCGTGACGAGGGCCACACAGAATGGCTACGTCAAAAGGTCTTAGGACTCTGCCACATCGTTGAATCTGAGATGACTAAATATCCTCTCGGAGATGATGGTTGGTGGTGTTCTGAGAAATGGTGTCCAGCGTGGACACGGTGCAAAGGCGCAACAATAGGAGGCGCAAAATAATGGCATGGAAGCCAATGGAACCGCACGAACGTGCGAGCATAGAAGCCCAAGTGATTCTGAAAGGTGCTGTCGAGTTGACAGCAGCACAGACCACAGCAGGCACAACAGATCCCAATGAGGATATTCTCACAACACTGACAGACAATGCGTCAGCGTTAGCGAACATCCTTGGGGATGTTAAAACACAGTTGGGGGCAGCCCCTCAACCAGCAGCAGCGCCAGCGCCAGCGGCGGTAGCAACAGAAACCGAAGCGGTAGCGGCTGTGACCCAAGCATTCCAAGGGGCAACAACTGCGCCTCGTGGACAAAGCCAATATCTAAGCGACGAAGATTACGACGCAGTACATAAGATATTCCTCAGCGAAAAGAACGCTGGGATTGTGTATGCGTCAAAAGATTCAGTCTTTATGGATAACCAAGCGATTCGTAAGCTGTACCAAACAGGGATTCGCCAGTTTCCTCAGGACTATTGGGCAGATTCAATGCGAGGTAAAGATATCCCGACGACAAAAACAGGTAAATGTGGACTCGGAGATTTCAAACTTAAGAAGGGACTGTCCGTTGGAGAAGATGGACAAGCTTTCATAACTAAGGGCGAAGGCAATCATCCCCTCGCAGGGAAGAGCGGTTACTTCGCTGGACTACAGAAGAACACTTCGTGGTCATGGCCTGAACGTCCTGAACCAGTTGACCCACAGGGTTGGCTAGTTGGAATAAGTGCCTAAAGAAATCAGCATGGAGGAGGCGAGGCAACTCGTCACGGGGGTGGAAACTGCGTCCACCCCCGAACCTCCTGCCGCTGAACCAGAACAGGTCGAAGGGGTAAGCCCCGAAGATCTACGCAGACTCTTCACCCCTAAAGGGGAACAAGTACGACGGATGCGGCACGACCTACGTGCTGGCAACGAATGGAGCTTCGGAGTACGAGCCTTTGATGAGGCCACACTCGGAGGAGCAAGACCAGGACAACTGGTCACATTGATAGGTAGATCGCATACAGGTAAAACATTGCTTGCCATGAACATGGTGGCAAAGAACCGTAAACATCGCACCCTCTGGGTAAGCCCCGACGAAACAGAAACAATGTTTTGGGGTCGCTACTCATCTATTCGGTTGGAATATGACCAGCGTGAATGGATTAACCGTCTTATCCGTGAGGATGCGACGGCGTGGGAACGGGTGGAACAAATCATGCAAGATGAAACTAACTTGCATTTTGAATCCACTGGCATGAGTGTCGATGACCTAGACAAAGCGTTACGGATTGCATCCACCACTCTGTGGGGAGGCAAACGACCAGAAGTTTTGGTTTACGATTTCCTTGAACTGATACGAGGCGGCGAAGCTGGTGACGCAGCTAGCGTCCAAGCGAAGATCGAATCGTTTAAGCAACTGGTATCTGACTGGCGTCTGGTGGGAATCATTATCCACCAGTCAGGCAGAGGTACAGGTAACCGTGGCAAAGCTGGCGGTATCGAAGCTGGCAGGTACGCATCCACAAGTGAAAGCCATTTCCTAATTGAAACGTGGCGTAGATGGGATGACACCAACCTAGATGAGGAAACTCGTGCCCATTATGAGGACGAAGTTTCTGCTGGCCTGTGGAAAAACAAGGCTGGGGATGGGGAAAAAGCTGAGGTAAACCTCACCATAGATACCAGTGGACGTATCCTAGAACCAGGAGTTACATGGGAACAAGGCACGTTCGATGGATAGCGCAGCAGCAAAAGTATTTGGAATTGTCTTTCAGGGCTTTCCGTATGCGTATGGAACAGACGCAGGCGGTTGCCGATGGGTGCCTGTGTCAACGGAACTACTTGAACAGCACCTAGACGGCTCTGAGATGATCGGAATCTATCCGATGGTCTATGACCCCCTTAAAGCAGATAGCGGTCCAGCAGGGTTCATACAGTCGGACTCAGGCTCAGGTGCTAGACCCGTCTACCCTGACATGCGTCCAGAACTATGGATGTGTACTTGGGGAGCCATCGACATAGACGAAGGCGACATCGACTCAGAAATTATTGCTAAAAACGCAATCACTTTATTCTCTGCTCTAGGGATCACAGCATGGCTGGAACGATCCCGAAGCAAGGGATACCACGTATGGGTATTCACAGAAGAATGGGTACCCGTTCCCCTAATGCGCAAAGCCCTACAAGCAGTAATGCAACTAGCAGGCGGAGACTACGACGCTGTATATCCTAAATCAGATTCACTAGACGGCCCACCAGGAAATTACATACGCCTCCCATACGGAGGAGAACGACCCTACGGTCGCCAAGTCATGGTCAATCCAGAAACAGGAGAAACCTACGACATTTGGGATTTCATAATAGAAGCCGAAGCAGAACGAACGCCACTAGCAGATTTAGAAAGAGCAGCAGAGCTATACCAAGATCCCGAACCTGATCTTCCACCCCCACGAGATTACAGCAAAGAACCACTCATGCGTATAGATGGTTCACGCCTACGAGGGTTGGCGTTAATGATGTACCGTAACGGGCCAGTGGACTATTACAGGCAACACGGAGCAGGGCGAGGACGACACGGATTCTTAAACCGTTTCGCCCGAGCCATGTTTGAATCAGGGTTTGATCGAAGTGACGTGATGTCATGGACCAACGACCTAGATTCACAACTAGGCAAATGGTATTCCGAAGGCCCGAAATTCATGGGCCGTCGCGACGGCGACCGACAAATGGAACGGCTGGTAGACGATGCCCAAAAAAGAGCAACCAGACACGTATGAAATAGTCATAGAAGGACGGCCCCGAACAAAGGGCCGTCCACGAATGACACGTAACGGACGTGCCTACACACCCAAAGAAACAGTCGAAGCAGAAAACCGTATCGTAGAAGCTGTAGGCGACGACTTCCCTGTGTTCGATGGGCCAGTCAAGCTGCGATTGTTCTTCAACAATGAAGAAACAATCGCACAAATAACACCCCTCCCCGACTGGGAGAAACCCAAACTCAGAGGCGACCTAGACAACTACGTCAAACTAGCTGCCGACGGGCTACAAAAAGCAGGCGTCATCTTAAATGACAGAGATGTAGTTTGGATAGAAGCAGAGAAAACATGAAATTCCAAGACCTTGATTTCTCTGAACGCCTCAACAAAATGGGTGACCTAGCCGAAGGCAAATTTGAAGAGGCAGCACCGTGGCCTTACGCACGGTACGGCCTCAATAGACCACCATTCAGACTAGATAAAGTACCCACACAAATCTGTTACACCCCCGACTACCTCACTGAAAAATATTTAGTCGAAGTTCAAGGTTTCGGACGCAGCCAAGAAGTCCACATGAAACTAGACAAACTCAATTCATTGGCTTGGTGGCATGAACAAATGGAAGTTGTACTGTTCCTGTACGACTCTTTTTTTGAACGTCA